GGTTATCGCGGTGAGGTTATGGCTAAGATGCGCTCCACTACAGATGTGGTTCCTGCAATCTACAAACCAGGCGAGCGATTCGCACAACTTGTTATCGTTCCAATTCCAGAAGTAGAGATAACTGAAGTAGCCGAACTTAGCGAAACAGATCGTGGTGAAGGCGGCTTTGGTTCAACAGAAAATACTACAGAAGCTCCCGCAGAGATGGACTCTGTAGAGCCAGCTGTGGCAGCTGAGTAATCAGTAAAACAGCATGAACAAAATGTGTTCATAGTCCAAATTATTTTTAGCAGGTATAGGGGATCCTTAGGGTCCCCATTACCTGTTTATACACGTAAGCTAGTAATACTGTTTTGCGAAACGACTTTATGAACCCTTACGTTGTTTACGTAATCCTATAAGTTTCGCACATCTTGGACATGTGTTAAGGTTGATATTAAACACAGATGTAGGCCCGACTACTTATTCGGGATATAACGAGCCCCGCTTTAGGGGCTCTATTTTATCAACTTAATATTCAACCTTAATTCTATGGAAAGTTCAAAAATTATGATGTTCCCCGAAGTTGGGAACAACTCGGGCATTGACCCAAATCTGCTCTTAGCAATGAACAACAATGGTGGATTCGGTGGTAACAACTGGATCTGGATATTGTTTCTTTGGCTTATTTGGGGCGGCTACGGCTATGGTAATGGCGGCTTTGGAGGTGGCAACGGCGCCGGTTTCTTGTCTAATCAAATTAGCAACGACGCTGGCAGAGAGCTCCTCATGAACGCTATTCAAGGTAACAGAGATTCTATCAACAGCCTTGCTAATCTGTTGAACACAGAGGTAAGCACTGTACAGAACGGTATCTTTACTTTGAACAACGCTATTACTTCAGTAGGCACTCAAGTAGGTATGAGCGGTTTGTAGATCCAGAATGCTATCCAGGCAGGCAATGCTTCAATTGCTTCACAGATCTGTCAATGCTGCTGCGAGAACCGTCTGGCTATTGCAAACCAGACAAATACACTCCAGTCTACTCTTGCTGCTAACCACGCTGCTGATCAGCTTGGTGTATGCCAGTAGACCAACACACTCACGACACAAGCAGAGCGCAACACCCGTGATATTACGGATGCAATTAACGCTCAAAGTGTTATGATCAACGATAAGTTCTGCGATCTTGAAAAGCGTGAGCTTCAGAATAAGATCGACACTCTGACTGCAGATAACGCACTCTTACGTTCTAATGCAAATAACGATCGTCAGACTGTATTGATCAACAGCAGATTTAACGAGCTTGAAAATCAGCTTACTGCTATTAAGGCAGCACAGCCAAATACAGTTCCAGTACAGTGGCCTAACCTTACTGCTGTAAACACTACCCCATTTGCAGGTGGTTTTTATGGTTTCAATGGTTGGGGATCTAACAGTTTCTGGAATTAATCGGAAAGGAGGTACTTATGTTTGGAAGTACTACTTATCCGTTTAATTTCTGTAACAGGAATGGTATTCCAATGTTGGAAACCAATCAGGTAACTGTTACTGCAGACAATGTGGTTCTTACCCTCCCAAATCGCGCGTTTAGATTCTTAAACGACAAGGGGTTGGTATTGATACGATTAAATCAGTCTATACCTACTGGTACAACTGACACATTGCCAATTGTATTTTCATCAAATGATTTCACACAGCCTTTGACAAATGTAGGAGGCGAGGCTGTGACAGTAGCCCAATTCCTAGAACCTGGTGTATACTTAGTATATTATTCCAAAGAAGCGAATTTAATGTAGCTGCTGACAACTCAAATTCCTGCATAACTTTAATTGATTATAACATATGATGGTAATTGAATTGCGCAAAGCAGCTCAAGATAAGGCATTCGAACTTCTCGATGAGATCAAGGATCTTGGTCATCAAAAGAAGATGGTTCTGTGTGAACTCGAAGATGCTCTTTATGAGTGTTTTGAGTCTTCTGAAGAAGAGTACGAAGACTATGAAAAGGAGCCAGAAATGGACTTTCGTAGACGTGGTCAATATCGTTACAGTATGCGTAAAGGTATGAAGAACCGCGATTACGATGATTACGAAGACATGCAAATGCGTCGCGGAATGCGTATGCGTAGCGGTCGTCGTGCAGCTTAATAAAATTAACACGTGTCTAAGGGCGGGGAAACTCGCCCCGAAACACAATCCAAGATTTATATTATGTTTTTAGGATTACGTCAAGGAGCAACTCTTTACATATTAGATAAGAGTAAAGAACCTAGAGTTGTTATGGGGTATGTTGAAAGTATAACAGCACCTCGTCCAATGTATAAAACTTATAATCCAGCGGTTAGCTTTGGTACTAATTTGCAGACCGTTGTGGATATAGTTGTTAAGTTAGATAATGAGAAGAAGGAGTTCGTAGGAATACCTAGTACAAATACGGTACATTCTTACGGAGATTTTGTCATTAGTGAAACTAGGGAAGGTATGATACAGGAAGTAGATGCAATGCTACAGAATAGTAAGAATGTAGTGGCTAGTGTAAATCAGCACGAATCAAATATAAAGGCGTGCGAGAATATACTAAAGACGCTTAATCCTGTATACGCGAAAGAATCTGAGAGAGACGAAACGTTAGATAGCCTTACTAAGTAGGTAGACAATATGCAAAGTGTGCTTACTAGACTAGAATCTATAATAACTAAACAAAATACAAATGGAGACGTCTAGGCTATTTAAAAAGTACCAAAAACTATATGGGCCGCATTTTACAAAAGAATTGTGCAAGTTTGCTGTAAGTTTAATGGAAACCGAAAACGGACCAATTAAACCGTTTACAAAAGAAGAGATCGAACAAAAGCTAAACGCTTTTGGGATCAAGCTCGAATACAACAAGTTGTACGATTTTGTATATGTGGCGAATATGTGTAAGGCAGACTTTTTAGGCGATGCTGTACCAAACGATGACTAGCACTTATGTATGTACATAAAGAAAGTTGTTGATGATCCAGATGGTTATGATGGTTAGATATTTAACCGTTGGCTATCTGACATGAAGGGCATGAGAATACCTGTAGATTGGTCAGAATTCGTTTAATATGGCTGCTCAATATATACAATTAGGTAGAAGAGGCTGGAACGTGCTTGTGTATTACAATGTGGACGAAGACGACTTTGTGGAGATAGAGGACTCTTTAAGATAGTTAGACTGTCCTACATAGGATGTTTAGAAAGCGTTTAAGGTGCTAACTAAAAGAAACACTGGATTCACATTTAGTAACTCCGAATACAAAATGAGTATTGTGTGTATAGGCAAGACTACCAAAGTGGAAGAATTTGTAAATACCGCAATACACGAAGCAAAACATGTACAGTCTCACATATGTTCGTATTACGATATAGACGAGAGTAGCGAAAAAGCAGCTTACATTATAGGCTATCTTGTACAACGAATGTATAGATATTTTGCAAAACTTGTAAAACGATATGTTTGACATTCAAGGAGACAAAATTAGATTTAATACAGAAGATCTTGCAATACCTCCTTTCAAAGACCATTATAATAATGCGAAAGATAAGGGTCAAGCATTGAAGGAAATAGAATACGTTGTTTGGCTACATAAATGGAATACGCCATACGAGGCATATCCTGCAAACCAAAGAGCTGGCATTGTAGCCAAAGACGTGTTCAAAACTGACAAGTATATTCCTTCTGATGAAGTAAAGATGTTAGAATAGCGGTTTATAGAGTTTTAGGAAACCCCTGGAACAAGATTGCTTTCAGCATCACAAACTGCCGCAGAAGGTCTTATAGCAGCATTAAATGATTATTCTAGTGTAGCTATGGATATTGATACTGCTATAAAGGTTACGAGGATATTAAAAGATGTAGGTAACATAGTTAAGTCACTCGATATTGCTATGAAACAGGCTAAAGCAGAGATGCTTGAGACTGGTAAAGTGAAGGGTGGCGGTACTATAGGATTATACGAAACTGTAAAATAACATGGTAGATTTTAACAAGCGAATACATAACAGCAAGAAATTCTCTCCAGCAGCAGAATTCTTCAAAGAGCACGGCTGTTATACACTGGCCCCACGAGGAACTACCGATTATATTAGATATTGGGACCAGGAAACAGAAAGGTGCTTAAATGGATATATAGCGGATGACGGTGATGCAATAACAGGTTATCACTACTTTTATCTGAACTACAGTCCTATCATGTTGCTTAAGGAAAAAGAATATACAGACAGATATGGGCAAAAAAGAACCAGACGAGAACGTGTGTTTGACTTCCCTAGATTCTGGGATGGCGATTACTATTATTTTAACGCAATTGAAGAAGCTGAAGATGAAGGAAAGCACATGGCTGTACTCAAGGCCAGACAGAAAGGATACAGCTTCAAAGGGGCTTCTATGCTAGTGCGAAACTATGAACTCATACCAGGTTCTAAAAACTTCGCTGTGGCTTCTGAACAAAAGTTTCTTATTGGTGATGGCATCCTTACTAAGGCTTGGCAGATCATGGATTTCATAGATAAGAATACAGCATGGTCTAAACAAAGATTGACAAGTACTCGTATGGAACGAGTGTCTGGTTATAAAGTAACAGATGAATTTGGTAAGTAGACAGAGCAAGGTTATATGTCGTCTATTACCGGTATTACATTAAAGAACGACCCAGAACGACTCAGAGGTACCCGTGGTAAGCTTGTACTATTTGAGGAGGGTGGTAAGTTCCCAAATCTAGAAACCGCGTGGCGAGTAGAGCAACCTGCAGTAGAAACAGACGATGGTAAAGCATTCGGCCTTCTTATAGCATTTGGTACTGGAGGCACGGAGGGCGCGTCCTTCGACGGTTTGAAAACAATG